TGCTTGCCGTCGCCGGTCCCCGAGTAGGTCACCGTGACTGTGTCGGCGGTGAACCCGGTTCCGGCGGCGTGCAACGGGTGAGCTACCGCCGGGGAGGCGAAGATCCACGACGCCGGGCTGGTGGCGGTGCCGGCGGCCTGCGCGTACCCGCCGTTGGCCTGCGAATCGTTGATCCCCGTCGGCAGGTGGGTGCCCGCGCCGCCGCACACGATCACGGTCTCCCCGGCGATCACCGGGAACGCCGCCGGCGACCCGGCGAAATCGGACCCTACGGTGACGACGTTGGTCGTCCCGCCGGTCGCCTGCGCGTGCGACCCGGCGTAGCAGACCGGGATGTCAGCAGCCATCAGAGGTCAGGAGATCGGCCAGGCGTACACCATCGACCCGGCCAGGATCCGGGTGTTGGTGCCTGAGGAGTTGTTCTGGCAGAACTGCAGCACGGCAAAGTTGTTCGGCTTGGTGCTGGTCGTCTGGATCGCCCCGACCAGCAGCGCCGACATGCTGACCCCGGCCCCGTCGGTCCACCCGTTCCAAGTGTCTGTTTCCTTGACCGCCCCGCCGACCGACGCGTTGTTGTTGGAATCGTTGCGGATCGCCGTGTGAAACAGTTTCACGTTCGACGGGCCGGGGGTGCGCCAGGTGACGTGAATGCCGCCCGGGTCACCGGAACTGTTCTGGTTGGCGCCGTCGTAGTTGAGGAACCCGGCGAACCCATACCAGGCACTGTCGCGCAGCCCCCACAGTTGCAGGCTGGCCGAGTCGGCCAGGGTCGTGTTCGACTTGGTCTCGGCCGTGGCCGTCGAGGCGGCGACCGGGCCGACCGCGCGCCGGTAGTCGGCGATCGCCGCGTTCTGCACCGACGGGTCGGCCGGGTTGACCGTGATCAGCGCCAGGGTGATGGCGCTGTTCGGCTGCGCCGGCGTGCCCGACCCGACGTCCTGTAGCAGCACCGGGGCGAACGTGTACCCCGACCAGGTCCCCAGCGACAGCTTGTCCTGCACTTGCAGCACCAGGCGGTGAATCCTTTGCGCCGGCGGCGACAGCGGCACCGCGACGTTGATCACCCCGTCGTTCCACAGGGCGTAGGTTCCCTGGCTGGAAATGTCGTCGCCGTTGGTGAGGGCGTGGCCGGCGGACACGTCCACCGACCCGTTAGCACCCGCGCCGCGCTGGGTGACCGAGAAATCGCCGGTCATCGCCCCGGCCGACGGGATGCCGACATCCATGACGCCCTCGGCGCCGGGGTAGGAGTTGGCCGCGCCGAGCATGGTCCAGATGAACTGGCGGAACTCCTGGGCGGTGGTGACCAGGGACGGGTCGCCGGTGGCCGGCTGGACGGCGAGCGGCTGGTGGGCGGTCATCGGCTAGTCCTTTGCTGGGGCGCCGGCGGCGCGGGCCGGGCAGTGCTGGTCGCGCAGATACCACCAGCGCCCGTCGGGGGTGCGGTTGATCGGCTGGCCGCAGTACCGGCATTCGGCGGTCTGCTCGTCGCCGGCCCACGTCCCGGGCCGGGGGTCGTGGATGTCGGCCGCCGGCCGGGCCGGGGTGCGGCCGGCGCCGAGGTCCTGCCGGGCCTGCTCGGCGCGCTCAAGCTCGGCGACCCGGGCGGCCAGCCGGGCGAGGGTGTCATCGGTCACGCGGATCTCCTTAGAACACCGGCCGGGCCGGGCGGAACGCCAGTTGCGCGGCCGCCCCGCCGCCAGCGGCGGACGGGTAGTAGCGGACGTTGTTGACCCCCGGCTGCATCAGCCACCACACCGCCGGGAACGTCAGGTTGCCGGTGACCGGCTGGGTCAGGTCCCCGTTGCGGTAAGCGGTCCGGGTTGACGAGTCGAGCAGCACATACTCGCCGGGGGCCAGGATCAGGGAATCGTCGAACTCAAGCGCCCCGCCGGCGGTGTCGTTGGCGATCTTTGGCCCGGTCGCCGGCCCGTACAGGAACCCGACCCAGTCGCACGCCAGGGTGCCGGTGTTGGTGACCAGTTGCGGCGACGGCGACGTCGATGCGGGCCACGACACGCCCGCCGATGTCCAGGTGATACCCGAGGTCACATCCCACGTCAGGCCGGTGGCCGAGGCGATGAACGCGCCAATCGTCGCGGTGACCTCGACCGCGTCCTCCCACACCGACCGCGGCCCGGTCCAGGTGACCTGCACCGGCTGGTTGGTCGGGTCCGACACCGGGACACTGACCGAGTCGAACCTGACCGTGATCTGCCTCGGCAGCGCCCACGCGTCATTGGTGACGACCAGCACCGGCCGCAACGCGGGGTTGAGCAGTTGCCCTAGCTGGTCGAGGAACGCCTCCGGGGTGATGCCCCCGTCGGGGTACAGCAGCATGGTGAGCGATACCGCCGCCGGCCCGTAAAAGGCTGTCGTGTCGAACGACCCGTGCGCCCCGACCCGGTCCACCGCGACCGCCCTGGCGGGGGCGGCGACGTCGAGGATCTGCGCGGCCACACCCACGGCGGGCATGATCGGCACGCTGATCCCTGAGGCGGGGTCGGTGAGGGTGATCGCCGTCACGGCCATGACGTCACGACCCCAGGCCGGCGGCGTAGACGCGGAACGCGAGCTTGCGCGCGACCAGGTCGGCGTCGGTGGCGTCCTGGACCACCATCTGCGCGACGTGGACCAGCGGCCCGCCGGACGTCAAGCCACCATTGACACCGTGACCGCCGGGGCGGCCACGGGACACCCATTCCTGCAACCCGCCCTCCCCGAAGCTGTAGGACCGCCCGGAACGCCCGATCCCCCAGATCGGCTCGGTGATCGGGCCGCCCTGCCAGTACCCGTGACCGTGCCCGATGACGGCCAACTGCCCGAGCCGGCCGTACCTGTGCGTCGCGTAGTTGATCCCGGCGTAGATGTCGGCGAGCCCGTTGAACGGGCCCAGGCCCCGGAACGGGCCGGCGTAGGCGTTGAACGTCGAGATGATCGTTTGCAGGACGCCCATGCTCGGATGCCCGGCGGCGGCGTTGGAGTCGGTCAGGTTGATCGCCCTCGGGTTGCCACCGGATTCGGTGGCGATCTGGCGCAGCCACGCCCCCAGGTAGGACGACGGCAAGCCCAGCATCCCCAGCACCTTGAGGACCGTCGAGCCCCACCGGGCCACCCCCGACCCGCCCGGGGTGCCCCCGCCGCCGCCGAACAGGCCGCCGAGCAGGTGCCCGAGCTTCCCCCCCAGGCCGCCCAGGGCGCGCAGCGCACGCCCCGGCAGGGACGCGATCGACACCAGCGACTTGTCGACCAGGTGTGCCAGCGCCCCCGGGAACGACCCGAACACCGCATGCACCAGCCCGGCCGACCCGGCGACCATCCCCTTGAGCAGGCCGCCGATCAGGTGGCCGCCGATGCCGGCCATCACCGTGGACGGCGACTTGATCCCGAAGAAATGCTTGACCGCGTTGACCAGCGGGTCAACGATGTTCCCCTTGACCCAGGTGCCGATGCCGCCCATGAACCGGCGGATCCCGGTGAGCAGCCCCCGGACCACATCCATCCCAGGCCTGACCAGCCACCCGGCCGCGCCCCGGAACGGGGACACGATCCGCCGGATCACCCCGAGGACCACCTGCACCAGCCCCGACGTGCCGGACTCGATGCCGCGCAGAATCCCCCGGCCGGCGGACAGCGACCGGTCGAACATCTGGATCCCCATCACGCCGAGGCGGGTGGTCAGCAGGCCACCCTCGCGGGTCAGCCACTTAGCCGCGGTGGGGAATGTCTTGGTGAACCCGTCGATCAGCCCGTTACCGACCGCCTCGACGACCTTCCCGATCGCCTTGTTCATCGGCCCGGTCAGCTTCTCGATCCCCCGCAGCAACGGGGTAAACGACCGCAGGATCGGGATCTTAGCGAAGATCCGCTCAAGGGGGCCGGCGAACTTCCCGACCGCCGACACCGTCAGGACGGTGAGGATCGCGTCCCACCAATGCTTTTTCCACCAGGTCACCGAGAACAGGTCGTTGCCGAACCCGGCGATCAGGCCGATACCGAACCCGAGCGCCTGCGACCCGACCGTTTTGCCGATCGTGGTCCAGTCCAGGCCGGCGAGCGCGGTCACCAGCTTGGACGTGATCATGGCGGCGTGGGTCGCGACCGACGCGAACGCGTCCCCCAGTGCCGTCCCCAGGGCGTTGCCGACCGCCGGCCCGTGCAGCACCGAAGCGATCGACGACGCCAGCCCGGCACCGGCCGACTTGGGCAGCGGGTGGAACAGGTTGGCGTCGTTGAAATGGAACGGCTGCGGGTGCAGCAGATCCCCGGCGAACAGCGGCGCCGCCTTGGGCAGGTGCAGCAGGTCGCCGGTCACCAGCTTGACCGGCCTGGGCTTGGACAAGCCGAGGAACTGCAGCACGTCCTGCCAGTCCCGCTTGATCGTGCCGATCGGGATCACCTGGTCGAACACCTGCCCGACCCGGGACCCGAACCGGCCCACCGCCGGGATCGCCCTGTTCACGATCCACGACACAAACGACGTGACCGGCGGCAGCAGGGCCAGGCCGATCCTGATCCCGACCGTGTCGATGATCGCCCGCAGCCGCTCAAACTCGGCGCCGGCGGTTTTGCGCTGCGCGGCGACCGCGGCACCGTACCGGCCGATCGTGTTATTGATCTGATTCTGCTTGCGCTCAAGCACGCTGTAGTTATTGAGCAGGGTCATGATCGCCGCGCTGGACCGGCCGCCGCCGAACGCGTTGCTGATCAACTGGGCGGCCTTGGTCGCCGACAGGCCCGAGTTGTCCAGGTGGGTCTTGAGCAGGCCCACGGCGGCGACCAGGCCCCCGGGTGAGCGCATCGCGTTCGCCAGCGACGTCGAGGACAGGCCGATCGCCTTGAGTTGCGCCTGCGCCTTGGCCGACGGGGCGCCGAGCAGCGACAAGGTCATCCGCAGCCGGGTCGCGGCGACCTCGGCGGGGATGCCCTCGTCGGTCATCAGGGCCATCGCCGCCCCCACCGACCGCAGCGACACCCCGAATGTGCGCGCGGCCGGGAGGATGCCCGAGGTCAGCGACCCGACGAAATCGGTCATGGTCATGTTGCCGGCGCCGATGATGGCGTTCACCGTCGCCGCCGTCTTCCCGAACGACTGGGCGCCCTTGATCCCTGACCGCCACGCCCCCGCCAGGGCGTTGGTCGTGTCCTCAAGGTTGGCGCCGCCGACGGCCGCCAGGTCCGACGCGGACCGCAGCGCGGTCATGGCGTGGACGTTGTCCATGCCGACCGACTTGAGGTGGTACAGCGCCTGGGCGAGCATCTGCGGCGACTGCTGCGCCCGCCTCGACGACAAACCCAGGACAGCCCCGGTGAGGACCTTGACGTCCCGCGCGGACCCGCCGGCCTGGGTCTGGATGCGGGTCATCTGCGCCTGGAAAGTGGTCGCCATCCGCACCGACTCGACGCCGACGGCGACAGCAGCCGCAGCTACCACGCCGCCGGCGACGGCGAACGTCCGGCCGAACCGGGCCACCCGCCCCTCGGCGAAGGTGGCGTCATCGCCGATGCGCCGGAACGTACGGCTAGCGCCATCCCTGGCAACTACGTCGTACATGACGCGGGCGATCGTGGCCATCGGTTAGCCGCCTAGTCCTCTCGTGTCCGGGTCCGGTTTCCCGGGGCCGTTCTTGCGCTGCCTGGCCAGGAACAGGTCATATGCCTGCCACTGGTCGAACTCGCGGGCGCCCAGCCGGGCGGTTAGCTCGGCGACGGTGCAGCCGAGGGCGAGGGCGAGGGCGAACCGGAACGCTCGGGCGGGGTTTCGGGAAAATCCCCGGCCAGTTCCTCGATGTCTTCCTCGGTCATCCCCGACAGGCGGGTCGCGGCCTCCCACAGCTTGTCGATGACCATCGCCGGCAACTGGCCGACGAGGTCGTACTCGTGGGCGCCGAACAGGGGACGGCCGTCGGTGCCGATCAGGCACCGAACCACGAGCTTGGCGCGGACGTTGTCAAAATCGCGGCCTTCCTCGGTCCGGCCGCCCTTCCCACGGCGCAGCACCACCACCGACGCCTCGTAGCTGTCGCGGGCGGCGGCCGACAGGCCCTGGATGATCGCCGTCCCCCATCCCTCGATCACAACTTTCTCGGTGGGCAGTTCGCCGGCGTGGGCGAGGAACGCCTCACGGCCGAGGATCTCGTCAGACACTGATGATCGGTCTCCCTCCTGTGACGTCCTCGCCGACGCGGGTCATCACCCGGCCCACAGCGACCCTCGACGCGACGCCGAGGGGCCGGACCGTCCGGTAAAAGTAGGGGTGAGCGGGTTGCTGCACCCACTGGTTAGGGCCGGTGTGCCCGAAGGTCGGGTGCCGCCACCGGGGCAGCGTCCCTTCCTCATACGCCGGAATGCGCCGCATCCCGGCGGGCATCTTCCGCCCATCGACCATGACCACGACGCCGGTCAGCGGCCCGGTCGTGCGAACATACAGTTTCGTCGCCTTCTGCATCGTCGAGCGCAGCGACCCGCCCGGCCGGCGCACCCGGCCGGTCTTGGCCGGGATCGCGGCGATCGACGCCCGCACCGCCGGCACCAGCGGCGCCGCCGCCGCCCGCAGTTCCCGGCGGAACTCCGCAGCCGCCTTCCGGTCAGACATGCGCCGGAGCCGGCCGGCGACCTCCCGCAGTGAGGTCGCCGATACCGGCTCAAGGCCGAACGCCGAGGCGACCGGCACGGCTACGGGATCAGGACCCGGATCGCCGGCACGCGCGTGATCGTGAAGGAGAACACGCACTGCCCCGGGTCATCGACGGTCGTGTCCATCGCCTGGCTGTCAACCTTGGCGGGGAACACGTCCATGAACTGGCCGGTCACGTCGCCCTCCCACAGGCAGACCACGAACCCGGCCGCGTTGTTGGTCAGCAGCGACCGGGCGTCGTTGCCGACGGTGTCGCAGTAGCAGGTGATCGACGACCCGGCGGCGGTCTGCCGGCCCGGCACCTGCGACGTGAACCGCGACCCCATGTCGGGGGTATCGACGGGGTTGTCGGTCAGGCTGAACCCGGCCATCGCCGCGACCTCGGCCGACAGGTCAGTGCCCGCGTTCAACTCGGTGCGGGTCGGCGCGTTGTAGTTCGCGCAGGTGGTCAGCCAGTACACCTTGCGCTTGCCCGGCGGGAAGTACCGGTTAGTTGGGGTCAGCGGTGCCGCCGGCATCGGTGATCAACTCCCCTCACTGCCGGACTGGCCGGCGCTCTGGCCCCGTGCGGGGCGCTTTGCCTTGGGCGAGTCGCCGTCGGCGTCGCCGTCGGGCCGGTTCTGTGACGGGTGCGCGGCGACCCGGTCAACGTGCTCGTCGCGCTCGGACGCGAGCATCCACCCGGCGTTGCGCATGACCCCGACCGCTGACGGGTCCACGTCGGCGAACGCCGGGCCGCCCTCGGCCTCGATCCCCGGATGCCACACGCGGGTCATGACGCCGACACCCGCAGCACGCACACCGAGACCGTGGTCACGGCAGAGAAGTTGACCGCCGTCGTGCCGACGCCATACACGCCGTCGGGCAGCGGGATGAACACCGGAGCGGGGGCGGCCAGCGTCGAGGCGGGCACGTTGACCGTCCTCGACGAGACCCCCTGGCCGTCGTAGGTCGGGGCGAACGGCAGCGTCACCGTGATCGACGACACCGAGCCGTTGAACACGACCAGGTACATCGCGGCGCCGGTCGGCGCCAGGTCCCCGGACACTGCCGGGGTGACCCAGGTCGGCTGCAATCCCGCGTGGCCGGGGGATTGCGCAACGTAGGTAGCCATGGTGCGGGATTCCCTTCCTGTTAGGGGGTGTAGGACGTCACATCGACGTCGAACAGGACGACGGCCTTGACGCCGGCGTCGGTCTTGACGTACTTGAGCGACCCGCCGGACATCCCCGCCTGGCCCTGGATCGTGTTGGACCCGTTGACCGGCAGCCCGTTGGAATGCGCCTCGATCGCCGCGCCGGCGGCGTTCGCCAGCGCATACGCCTGCTTGCGGGCGTTCCCGTAGCTGCCGTTGGTGTCGAGGAACGCCGCGCAGCAGTGAATCGAGAACTGCTCCCGGGACCGGTTCCCGCCCAGGCCCTCGGACTGGGCGAGGTAGTCGGCGGCGTTCTCGACGGGCTGGCCGGCGTCGTCAAGCTGCTGGGTGTCGCCGATGAACACCGCCCCCGTCGCGGACACGTCGGGGGTTTGCTGGCCGTCGCGGATCGCCACCCCGGCCAGGTCCGGCCACGCGGGCAAGATCGCCAGCAGGGCGTTGATCACCGGATCGACGCTCGACGACCAGGCCACCGGTCAGACCTCCTGTATCGAGATCCCGGCCGCGCTGGCGATCTTGGCCGCGCGTGCCGTGTTCGTCGTGTTCGACGGCGTGTTGTGCCATTCGTTGCACGCCCGCAGCGCGGCGTGCACCAGGCCGGTCCCCGCCGACGCCGACGGCATCCCGGTCGAGGAATCGGACGCGAGCCCCGTCGAGGTCACGGTGATCGTGGTGAACGACCCGCTGGTCTTGGGCTTGATCTGTGTCGCCATCGTCTAGACCTCCTGTATCGCCAGGCCGACCGCGGCGAGCATCTTGGACGCCTGCCCGGTGAACGCCGGGTCGGTGGGGAAGTTGTGCCACAGGTTGATCGCCCGCAGCGCCTGGTGCAGTTGCCCGGGGGCCAGCCCGGACAGGGCCGTCGTGGACTTGGCGGTCCGGGCCGCAGCGTCAAAGGTGGCGTTGGCGAACGCCGACGGCGCGGCCGGCGGGGTCCCGGCTTGCAGCGACCCGCCGGTGTCGGTGAACGCTGTTACGTTGCCGGCGACCTCGCCGACCAGGACGTTCTCAGTGTTGGTGACCGTGCCCCGGTAGATGCGGATCCCGACGGTCCCGGCCGGCGGCAGGGTCCAGGTCAGGTTGGCGGACCCGTTGAGTGCGATCGCGACGGTGACCTCCGTCGAGCCCGGCGACTCGCCGAATACGGTCCGCCGGGTGAGCTTCCAGAAATACGTTGCGGCGGCGAACGTGCCGCCGGTGCCGACGGCGGCGACGGCACCGCCGGTAGGCGCGGACGCCTGCGACTGCACCCGGACCTGCGTGCTGGTCATGGCCGGTTGTCCTCTCTCACCCGAACCCGGGCAGGGCGTGTTGGTCGAGCAGCATCTGCGCCCTCGCGGGGGCGCGGTAGAACGGGCTGATATTCAGCCCCTCTTGCGCCTGCTCGGCGATATCCACCGACAGGCCCCGGAACGGGATGTACAGGTCGCGCAGGATCTCGCGGACCGCTTCCTCGATGTCCTCGTGGACGATCTGCACGCCGGCGGTGTAGTCCACCGTCCACGGCCCGTACCAGAAATCGATCAGCGACTTGAGCCGGATCGTCCCCGGCCGGGTGTTGACCACCAGGTCAGTTGTGGTCCAGCTTGGCCCGTTGCCGTACACCGACCGGACGGCCGTGACCGAGCTTGTGGTGAGGATCGGCCCCTTGGGCACCGCCAGGACCGGCCGGAACTCCCCCGGCACCCACGCCGCGGTGAACGCCCGGGGGACCAGGACGCCGACGATCCCCTCGGCGTACCGGGTCGCCACACTCGCCAGGGTGCGGATCCGCTCGACCTGCTTAGGGTCGGTGACGCCGAGGATGTCCTGCGCGTCGGCCAGCGACAGCACCGAGGCGTAGGCCCGCGCGTTGACATAGTCGATCTTGGGCGGGAACGCGGCACCGCCGGGGAGGGTGCCGGCCCACGCGAACTTGGTCAGCCCCTCCTGGTCGAGCGTGTACGGGACGGCGAGCAGCCCGGTTTGCGCTGGCGGCAGCGGAACCGTCGGCGTGGCGACGGTCTGGTCCGGGCGGGTGACTGTCAGCGTGGCGGTGACCGGTGATACGGGCTGGCCCGTGGTGGCGTCCGTGATCGCCAGGGTGGCGGTGTAGACGGTGCCGACATCGACGGCCATTTACGACAGTCCTCCGGGGATGACCACATCGGAGGAACCTGCGCCGGCAGTCGCAGCGATGGTGCGGCCGCTCCCCGGCGCCGCGCCGGCGGCCGAGCCGCCGGGAACATCGACGGCACCGGTTCCGGCGCCTGGCACACCGCCGGGGAGCGGACCCGCGCCTATCGTCGCGGTTCCATAGATCACTGTAATAGGACCGCCGCCCGTGGCGGCGATCGACGCGGCGAGCAGCAGTGTCGCGGCCGAGAATTGCCGGCTGCTGGCCGCCAGGACGGCGGCAACGGCCAGGGACGCCACGGCGGCCTGACGGGCGCCGGGGGACGTCAGGCTTGCCGTGACCGCGAGGGCCGCCGGGGCAAGCTGGGCCGTCAAGGGCGCGTTGACAGCCGAGGTTGCCGTGAGGGTGGCCGCGCCTACAGCGCCGGTACCGCCGGCCAGGGACGTGGCGGCGGCCAGGGACGCGACCGCAAGCTGCACCGCCGCATCGGCCAGGGTCACCTGGGCGGCCAGGGTGACGCCGGCCTGCTCGGTGGCCTTGCCGGTGAGGGCGAAGCTCGCGGCCAGGGTGGCCGGGGCGAGCAGCAGCCCGGAATCGCTGATCGCGAATCCGGCCGCCAGGGTGGCGGGGGCGAGCAGGGCGGACACCGGGCCGGCCAGGGTCCCGGTGGCGGCGAGGACGGCGGGGGCGTCCTGTACCGCCGAGTCCGACACGGTGAAGCTCGCGGCCAGCGATGCGGGGGCGAGCAGGATCCCGGCCGTGGTGATCGTGAACCCGGCGGTCAGGGTGGCGCCGGCCGGGCCGCCGCCGGTCGCGGCGAGGGCGCCGGCGACCAGCAGCGACGCCGGCCCGGCGAGCAGTCCGGCGTCGCCGATGGTCATGGCCGCTGCGAGGGTCGCCGGGGCAAGCTCGGCCGCTGGCCCCGTCAGCGATGTGCCGGGCAGCAGGACCGCCGGGGCCGCCTCCACCGCCGGCGCCGACAGGGACGTGTCCCAGGCCAGGCCGGCGGTCCCGGCGAACGTCTGGGCGGTGGCGTAGTCGGCGGCCGGCGGGACGTAGAACGGCCGGGCCGGCCCGAACACGCGGGCCATCCCAGGGTTGAACCACGGCGGCGCGAGCGGGTTGACTGACGTCGCCGCCCCCGGGGTGATCACAACGGCGATGACCACGCTCGACACGGTCGTCGAAACGGTGGCGGTCTGGGATGTGACCGAGGTCGCGGCGGTCAACTGCTGGGAGATCACCGCCTGCTCGGACTCGGCGGACCCCGACACGTTGGTGCACCCGTCAACCTGGGTGGTCAGGGCGCCCCCGGTGCCGCCGCCGCCGGACGGCTGGACGATCGTGACCTGCGTCGAGGCGGTCGTCGGCCGCAGGCCGGTGAAGTACAGCAGCACGTCGGCGGCCGTGGCCGGGGTGATCGCCGGGTAGGTGATCGTCGTCGAGGCGGTTCCGCCCAGTTGCACTGCTGCGGTCGTGCCGGCCACCGGGAGGACCCCGTTGTGCCCGCCGATCGAGGTGCAGGTGGCGATGAACGTCGCCGCCACCGACAGGGTCAGCGTCGGTGAGTCGGTGGCGGAACCGTCGGCGATCCGCGCGTACAGCGCCTCGTTGTCGTTGGTCTGCTGGCTCGTGGTGGGGTGGTAGATCAGCGTCCACCCGGCCGGGTCGGTGATCGTGACCGTGGACCCCGACCAGCACGCCGACAGCAGCAGCATGTCGCCCACGGCGGTCCCCGCCGGCACGCCGGGGGCGCGGGTGCTGCTCGTGGTCGTACCGCCGGCGCCGGCCTGAACCGTGCGGATGATCACCGGGGCCGCCCTCCCGGGTCAGCCGGACAAGATCGCGTGCAGGTCCGTGACCGTGACCGACGGCGAGCCGGTCGTCGCTGACAGGGTGATGCCGACGTCTAGCTGGTTGTTCTGCTCGGTGTTGATCGTCGCCGCGGTGACCCGGGCGGCGGCTGTTTGCGGCAGCGGCGTCGAGGTCCAGGCGGTCAGCGACGTGGAGTAGAGCAGTTCGGCGGTTCCCTGCATCGTCACCGCCGTGCCGATGTCTTGGAACCGGCCCCGGTAGCGGAGCTTGATCGGCCACGCCGCCGCCGACGCTGACAGGGCGTTCGCCGCCGAGACCAGCAGGACGGTCGCCGAGCCGATCGCCCCGCCGACCGCGCCCAGGTACAGGCCGATCGTCAGCGTCGGCGTCGCCGACGTGGAGGTCATTTCCAGGTCGGCCTCGACGAGCAGCTTGGCCCCGGGCAGGTTGATCCTGGGCAGG